TTTCACAATTCGCCCCTTCTCGTCGCGCCGGTACAGGCGGATCTCGCCCAAGGTGTGCTGTAGCGTGCTGAAGATTTTGAGTCGCCCGGTAGACAGTCGATCCAGCACCTCCATCAAGCCAGCCTCAACCGCCTTGTTCGCTTTGCTTAACCGCAAACCTTCATCCTCGTACAGCTTCCAGAGCGTCTTGCCGTCGATCTGTGAGCGGCCTCGGGCGGCGGTATCAATCACGCCGGGAATCCAGTCGCCGCGCAGTCGGATCGCTTTGGCGTGAATCGGTGCCTCGGCCTGCCCCCGGTAATGCTCGGAGTAGGCGTACACAATATCGGTGTCGCGGTCATGGGCCATCCAGATGGCGGCGGTTTTCTTCCAGCCAACGTCCAGGCCATACAGGCGCGGGAACCAGGCGGGCACCTGGAACGGATCGCACAGGAAATCTTCTTCGGGCACCGGGTAGATGGCGCCTGCGCCCAGCGAGGGGTTACCGTTCATCCGGGCGTCCAGTTGGTGCGGGCTGATGGACTTGGCCATGTCGTCAATGTCCTGCTGGCTGATATGGGGAACGCTTGACCAGCCGGCCTGCACGACGTATCGGCTCACTCGCCCACCACAAACTGCGCCGGGCCGACAATGATCTGATCGCCGGTCTTGGATTTCGGATACAGTTGCCGCGCAATGTTCAATGACAGCAGGCCGTGCTTGATTCCGCGCTCGTCAATCATTGCCAGGATCTTGTCGCGCACCGCTGGATTGCAGCTATCTTCGGGCGCATTGATTCGGGTAGTCGGGGCTTTGATCGTGTTGAGTTCGGTCATACGTTCCAGTATCTCTCCCAAATGATGAGCCCAGCCATTACGACCACGCAGCTCACAATGAGCACAATAAGCGCTTGATCTGTCATATCTGCACCTGTTGGTGTCTGGCTTCCATCTGCCAGGCAATGCGCTTTTTGATCGCGCCCCGGCGAATACCCTTTTCAGCGACCATCTTGAGTAGGTTGTCCCGTACGTCCGGGTTGCACCTGTCCTCGGGGGCGCTTGTCTGTGTGACGGGCTTCTTCATTCAACGGCCTCATAGGTCGCTTCAAAATGTCGGGCTTGCAGGGATAGTGCTCACCTTTAACGCCACGGATTAGCCAGTCACCCTTTGAGGCCGTGTGCTCGCCTTCAAGCGTCCCAATCATCAGGCGGTTAAGGTGAAAGTGGCCGTTGAACGACTCGCCAAGAAACTCGATGCACTCGTCCAGGTTAAGGCCGGTCCACTGCACGGCGTAAATCTCAACGGCTTTTTGCGAAATCTCATACAGGCTCCTGCTCGTGTTTGGCTTCCAGAAAGTCAACGACCAAAGGCGTCAGGCCGGACAGTGGCGTAAACGTCATAATGACCAGTCCCCGCGTTGTCATGGTTCGGATCAGCGCCTCGTCGTACACGTCTTTGGGTACTTCTTCATCCATCCAGACAAAATCTTGTTCGGTGCCCTGAAAGATTCGTCTGCCTTGGTCGTAACTGCGCAGCATCAGGCGACTGGTGCCGCCTGAAACATGCTCTACGGTGATTTCTTCGTACAGGTTGGCCACGCCCCGCGCCGGGGTTGGCTTGCCTAGCAGGTCGCCAGGAAGCAGGCCGGTGCCGAATTCAGGGGTGCCCCACAAGCCGCCTAGTAACTTGGTCTGGATAATGTCTCGGGTGGTCTGGCTGGTATCGCCTGCGGCCAGGCACTGAACCGGGCGGTCGAATCGGTAGCCGTCCCACCACGCCGGATACTCGCCCGTCATGTGGTAGGTCAGTTCGGAGCCTCCGGCTACGGTCTTACCAACGCGGTTTGCGGCAAGCAGTAAACGCTCTCGGTGCGTTGCGCCGGCTCTGAAAAACTCCATGTGCTTCGGGTAGAGTTCGCGCCTGTAATCGCCGGTTTCCGGGAACACGTCTTTAATCAGGTTGTAGCGCTTGCGCCTGGCCTGCTCTTTTAACCTCCGGTGTAGCTCCAGCTTCGCTGCTGCGTTATCACTGCCCATTCCCTACCTGCTTCTGCAGATCGCGGATCTCGGCGTCCAGCTGCTCGTCAGACAGGTTCTTAGGACTCATGGAACCGTCCTCACTGGAGTGATCCACTTTGTCCGTAAACAGCTTCAGGTGCTTGCCCAGTAGTTCGTAGCCTTTGAACACGTTCGTCGCGTCGTACTTGTAAGCGGGGACCAGCTGGCCGTCTTCCGTCTCAACGTAAACCGGTGCGCCCTCTCGATCTGTCACGGCCTCGGCTTGCTCGCAGCGCTTAATGTTCTTCGCGATACCGTGCAGCACAAAGTCAGCATCGATCTGTGTGCGCTGGGCGCGGTCGTTCATCCGCTCCTGTATGGCTTCTTGAATGTTTACTTTCGTTAATAGCTGGGCGGCTTTGCTTGCAGCAGTCTTTGCGCTGTATCCGGCCCTGATTGCTGCCTGCCTTCCGTTCAGATCGACAAGGTACTCGTCAACGAATCGGCTTTGTTGTGCGGTTAGTGGCTTGCTCATGCAGATACGCGGCCCAATGGCGGCGCCTCCTTGAATAGGTGCCGGGCGTCATCACGACGTGCCAGCGAGGGTTGGCGGCGTCTCACGACGTGGCCAAAAAGGGTTTACTGGTTGGATCTCTCTTGATAGTCGCGGGCCTCAGTAAGCCGCTTGTTCGCTTGCCGTATCGCTTCCACCATTCGGCTCTCCCACTCCAGCGCATCGCGCTCAGTCGGCCCAGTCAGGAACGGCACGTCAATATCGCTAATCAGCCGATCCGGTATCGCCACACATTGCTGAAGCGGCGGCGGGGTCGATATAGCCGGCGAGGCACAGGCGCTCAATAACAGCGTCAGGCCGGCGGCTGTCAGCCCACTCGCGCACTTCTTTGCTGTCGTTGATAGCATCGCGTAGCCCTGCATTGAGTTCGTTCAGGCGTTGTGTAGATTTCTTGGAGGATTCGGATAAGCGCCGGTCAATGGCGTTTAACTGTTCTTTTTGTCGCTGGATACTGGCTTGCTGATCTGTCCAGGCTTGCTGCCAGACGGTGTTCGCGACTTCGGCAGTCTCGGCGCGGGATTCGGCAGCGCCTTGATCCTGCTTTGCGTCAAGCAGCAGCCATGTGAGGGTGCCGACGGATGCCAGGGCGGCGAAGATCACGCCCAACAAGATCCGAGGGCCGGCGATTTTCGTTAGCAGTTGGGCGATCATTTTCCTTTCATGGCCTCGGCTGCATTGCCGCCGTAGTAGTAAAGAAGATTCGCGCTGAAAACCCACGCCAGTGTTTGAGCCAGCGGCAGGACGCCTGTTGCGACGTTATCGGTGAGCAGGGCGATCAGGATGCTGAGTAGGCACGCAAGGCTGATGTAGGCCATGACGCGGCGGTGAAACCACCACCGATTCGGATCCGGGTGATTATCGCGGGCTGGGATCGTCATGGTCCGCCATGCCCTCCGCAAACCGCTCTGTCTGCTCTTTGACTTCCATGCGCTTGTTGTGAAACTCGGAGTCTCGGTCGTCACGGCGGCGCTGAAAATACACGTTGACGACGAAGGTTAGAAGGGCCAGCACCAAGCCTATTGCAGAAAAAAGTTGGTTAAAAGTCATTGCGCCCCACACGAAAACGCCGCCGTTTGTAACGTAGGAGGCTTGGGATGCCAGCAACTCGGATTTGGCTTGCAGGGTCACGGGTACTCCATCAGGAATGGTCGAATTTCAAGAAGCCAGGTATCGCGACCATCGAGCGCGCCCATGACCTGAGCAAAAGCAGATCTGCTTTGAGCGACCGCGTTGCGTCCATCCAAAATTTGATAGTTCATGCCCACGCCTATGCAGCCTTCGAAATTGTCAGGCCAGTTGCCGGGATGAATCATGATGTAGGTGCGGCCCGGGACGTGGGTGATCTCCCACCCTTCCAGGTAATTGCCGCCGCTGGTGCGCTCGACTACGGGTGAACGGCGCTTCTCCATGGTGTAAATGCCGTCAGGGATGCAGCTCTCGTATGGCTTGTTACTCAGCCATGGCCGCTCGACGGTGACGAACTGGGTGCCGTTGGGCAGTTTGATCCGACCGAAGGTGCCGTCTGGCGAGTATGCGAACCGCTCAATGATGACGTTGGGCATAGCGGCTCCGGAATGAATGCCCGCCAGTTACGGCATGCCAATTTTCCAACCATCACGGATGGCAGGCAGAGGCTTGGCGGGCAAAATTGAATAAAAGACCACTTTCACACGCCCGGGAAACTCCCAGTCCATAAGTGTCAGTGGCAAAGGTGCGGCGTAGCAGACCGCTGGGAATAGGGGCGCCCATCCTGACGTAGCCGAAGCAAGCGGTCAGGGAGGACTTCCACCGCGTCCGATGGCTTTATAAAAAACCCCTCAGCAAGCCGTTAAGCAGGATCGGGGCCGTGTTACCTGTGATGGAAGGCTGCTGAATCGCAAAGAGGGCGCCAATCTCACCGAGCGGGCTGTAGAGCCTGTCCGACGGGCCGCACGTCGTATCCGTTTCGGGCAGGCATTAAAAAACCCGCGAACCTGTGAGGGCTGCGGGGTATTTTGGGGGTCAGCTTTTACAATTGGTAAATTAGATCATTTTTCGCGCAACCGGTCAACAACCATTCCGTCCATCGCTTCTGCTTTGCAGTTAGTAAGGCTGCACTCTGGCGCCTCGGGCTTTTTCTTCTTCGACTTGCCCGCCAGTCTCAAAAACTCTAGTTGCTGCAATGTCTGCATGGTTCATCTCCTTACGATGCCTTTCGGCTGATTCTTTGAAGCGCACTAATCTCAATATCCGACAGCCAGCGCATGATATCTTGGTACGGCTCCATAATTCTCTTACTGCGAAAGGTAGACTCAGGTATCTCACACGCCCTAGCCCTTGATGTTGCGGAAATTGTTAGCAATCCAGTCCCTCCGCACGACTTGCACGGCACAACCTTCTTCCACTCAAGGCCGTCTCCGGTTCCCTTGCATCTGCGGCACTTCTTAGCCCCCCACGAACTCTTCAATCATGGCAGCGGCAACGTAATTGCGGCGTATCCGCTCCATATCTGCCCACAACTTATTCTTATGACACATTTCTTCCTGAAGCTCTCCAAGGGCCGCAATAGCGCTATGCACGTCATCGCAGTACTTTGCCATTATCAGATGAAAGTCGAGCGACTGAAGGCGCGTACAGGCCGCCGCAATGTCAGTTTTGCTTAGCTCGGGTATGCCGCCGAACGAAGCCCCATGCTGAACGCCTTTTGTTACCAGTCTCGCCATTAAATACCCTGCCTTAGTTGCGCTCATATCAGCCCCGCATCTGATTGAATAACTTTCTAATCGCCTTCTCGTCTTCCTGCCGCTTTCCTCTTAATGTCACGCTTTAAGGCTCGATACTTCGTTTTGATCGCTTTCAGGTCATCAATGGTGTAGCGCTTAGGGTCGTGCGGCCCTTCCAGCCAATCGACGGCCTCCTGCCCCAGTCGCTGAACCAGGCTGATCCTGTATTCAACGATGTTCCCAGACTTATCGCGGTTGCAGTTCTTGCAGCCCTTGTGAGCATTAAGCTCTTCAAACCGAAGTTCAGGGCAGGCTCCAACGCTGCGGTAGTGCGAGCAGTCCCACACGCCACCTCGCGGGTCGCCGCCTGGGGTGTGCGTCCCGCACGATATGCAGGGCCGGTTCCGGTCGCGTTCACGGATATAAGCGTTGAATGCCTGCTGCGCCTCTCGGGTATGCTCGCCCTTGGTTTTAAGGCGCTGCTTCTGCTCGCGCACCCATTTGCGCTGCTCTTTGGCCTTCTCTTTGGTGTCTTTGTTCAGCGCCTTTCTGGCTACCTGCAAGGCGCAACCGGGAGAACAAGCAACGTGCAGGCTGTTGAATGGCTCAAACTTCTCTTTGCACGCTCGGCACTTTTTCATTCTTCCTCTCCCTCCAACATCGCCACCCCGGCATAATTCCGCCAAGTCAGATCAACCGTTTTCGTCTCCCCGATTTCCTCCCGCTGGATCTTGCCGCCCTTCTTCAAAAACTCCTGCGTCTTGCGCTCGATTTCGTCTGACCTCGATTTCAGGTCGCTGGATCTGGTTGGGCCGATGCTGGCCATGCTGCTCTCGCCTCCATTCCCTGCCAGTTCGGATCAGTGAGCTGGAACCCCAGCCCGGTGAAGTGCTGATAGATTGCGTCCAGATACCGGCGCATCTGCGGGACTTGCATCAGGCGCGTAACCGGGAAGTCGAACGGCTCAGCCATGAGTGCTAGCTTGGTTTCGTAGGGCAGAGGCTTCACGGTTTCGTCGTACTTCTGCTGAAAGTCGTCATCTTCCCGTAGGATCGGCACACCCATTTGGAGTTTGCAGAAGGCCCGGTATTCTTCAGCGGTCTGGTCGCCCTGCTCTGCCGCTTCATTGCACCACTGCATCTGTAAGCGGTTCTGCGGCTGGCTGCGCTTGTCGCCGTCTTTCACTGTGTTGGTGAATGGCAAGGGCTTCTGCTCGATGTAGCGGATCAGCATTTTCCGGTCTTGCACTGTGCGGACTAGGCGCTGATTCATTCCGCCCCCTTGCGCAGCATTCCGGCGTCGTAAAGCGCTTCAACGTCAATTTTGGTTGATTCGCTGCCAGGATAAGGACAAGCATTGCGAGCTTTGGTTATGGCGCTTTCGCGCTCCTGCTGCTCTTTGGTGCGGATTGGGCGGAAATTAGCGCCCCATATCAAACGCCCAAAATGCCCTTTTGGCTCAATGGTCGCGCAAGCCCGCTCTCCACTTATGGTTGCGGCAGACAGAGTTTTGCAGCGGGAGTATTGTTTCTCCTCATGGTCAAATACTTCGCACTCAATACCGGCAGGCGGCAGACCTTCGCCGTTCCACTCTTCTTTTATCGCCTGTAGCGGGCTTGCATTCATTGCCGCCTCGCGGAACTTCTTGCTCATTTCGTCGCTCATATAAAATTGTTCTCTCGCGCCTACAATTTCGCCCACACCACAAGCGCATTGCATCGGCATGGCTTGGCCAGAATGGGCTGAGACTTGATGCCCGCAGGAATATTCAATCGTGCTCATGCTGCACTCTCCGGGTCCGGCCCAGGCGAACCCGGTGCAATCTGGTAACAAAATGGCTGCTGCGAATAGATCACGGCGCCGTCATGGATTAGTTCGTTAAGCGCTGCTCGGACTTCGCCGGGTGTCGCCGCTGGCCCGCTGCTTCGCAATCGCCAGACGATGCTTCCACAAGCTGACGGTCTGCGATCTGATAAAACCTCCATGATGCGACCCTTTAAGTCACCCATTAGTCACCTCCAAGTCCTGAGCGCTCTCAACGAGCGTTATGGTGTACCCGCTACTTTGGCCTTCCCTTTCAGCGATCCATGCATTCAGCGCTTCCTGAGAGGGCGACAGGTGGTATTCCCGCTGGCCGTTGGCAAAAGCGTACGTCTTAGCCTTTACTGCGCAATTGTCGGACAATCCTACAATCATGATTTGATCTCCCTGATTGCGGCAATCCGTCCGTTCATCCAAACCTGCCAGCGCGGATCTGTGACCTCGACCAGCGGTGCAGAGCAAGTGCCAAGCGGGCAGCCTTTGCAGCCTGGGTGCTTTTGGCAGTGGTCGATAATGTCTTGCGGGATTCGGTTCATACCTCACCCCCAACAACAAACGGCGCATTCTCTTTCCGGCGCTTCCCCGGCTGATACCAGGTGTCACGCTCCTGTACTATCTGCTGCACTCGGCTCGCAATTTCGGTACATACGGGACAATTACTGCGTTTTACTGTGGTGTTTGTCATGCTGCATACCTGATCTTTTCGATTTGTTCGCAAACGTAATCGCCCCACTGTCTTGCCATTGCGTCAGCCCAGCCTTGATAGGTCCGAGAGCGCTCTATCCAGCGATCCGCTCCAGGTGAAAGCCTGTTCTGCCCGGAGTCAGTTTGATTCGCCCATCGCGGTTTTCCATTGACGATGCGGGGATCTACAGTCTCTGTGGGCTTTAGGTGCGGCAGATTCTTGAGCCATAGACCGGTCTTCTTGCTTGCGTCTTCGCCGTACTCATGCGGTTTTATGTACTGGCTGGCCGGACGTATCCGGGTGCTGATGACGCCCACCGGGTTTTCCAGTGCGATGAACGGAACCGGCGCGTTCAGCATTTCCTCAACGAAAGCCAGTGCAACCTCCCGCTGCGCTCTGCGCTCTGCACCCACAAGCGTTCCGGGCTTTACCTTTTGGTGATAGGGGCCATCGCCATACGCCCAGGCAGCCGAATTTGTGAGATAGGTGCAATCCGGGTGAACGATGAACAGATCCCACATGCCGGGCTTGAGCAGTGTCCGAACGTCACACTGGAAGTGAAATGCCGGGTCGCCTTCGCAGGGCAGAACATCACAGCTGTAGGCGTCGTGGCCCAGGGCCCGGAAGGCATCGCGGATAATTGCGCTTAATTCACAGCCGATTAGGATTCTCATGCAGCGGCCTCCCTGCTTTCATTCGCAAAGGCCTGCAGCAAAGATTCCGGGACGTAAGTGAACTGGTATAGGTCTACTCGCTGGCCATCGTCCATCCGGTGGTAGTGATCAACGTCGATGCGCAAGCCTCCCTCACCTTCTGGCTTTCTGAAGTCTCGCAGTCTCGCGGTGACCTCTTTTGCCGGGTGAAGATTCAGCTGGTCAGTGATCTCGAGCTTTGATCTCGCCTTGCCGTCCAGCATTAAGCGCAGAACCTGGCCGGTGACTGAGTTTCTGGATGGGAGCTTCATGCGGCATCCTCCCACTCGCCCATTTCAATTAGCGCTCCGATAAACCGCTCGCGCCCGATGTGATGGCGGCGGCAAAGCCCGACGATGGTTGACCTGGATGCGACCGATTTCAGGCGATCACGCTCTGCGATGCACTGTCGAATCACGATCCGGTCTTCTTCCGGTACGCGGCACGGCATGCAGTTGGCGATTCTTGCGATAGCGTTCCTGCTGCATTCAAACTTTGTTCCCAGGCTCTTGTTGCTAAGCTCTCGCGCTTCTTGGCGCATCTTCTGTGCGTCCAGCCATTCCTGTGCGATCTGATGGAGTGTCATGCTGTACCTCCATACATTTCCTGGTACGCCTTGGGCGCCATTTCCTGAAACTGCATGAACTTACCTAGGAAGATGCAGCGCACCAGGCCGGTCGGGCCATGCCGGTTTTTTGAAATATCTATCTCGGCAATGCCCTTGTCTTGGGTGTCCTGGTTGTAAACCTCGTCGCGGTACAGAAACAGGATTTCATCAGCCTCTTTCTCGATCTCGGAAGCATCGGCCAGATCGGCATTCATGGGACGCTTGTTAGGGCGCTTCTCGCACTCCCGGTTTACCTGGGCCAGTGCAATGACTGGTATCTCAAGTTCCCTTGCGAGGTTCTTTAGGCTGCCAACTACCTCACTGACCCTTTCATGGGCCTTAACGCCTTTCTCACTGCCCCGGATCTTCTGGACGTAATCGACGTACAGCGCCTTGATGTCGTATTTGAATTTCCAGTCTCGGGCCTGGCGGATAATCTTGTTGATGCTGATACCGGGCTCATCGTTAACGCGGATCATTTTGTCGGTGAGCCGGTTCACGGTCTTGGTCAGGTCGCCCCACTCCTCATCGTAGAATCCGCCTGTCCGGATCTTCTGGCTGTCAAGACTGCCCTCGATTGATATCAGGCGTAGGCCCATCTGCTCATGGCCCTGTTCCGCCGATATGATGCCGACCGACACGTTGGCGGCCAGTGCGAGGTTCAGCATCAGTGCGGTTTTTCCCATAGATGGCCTGGCGCCAATGATTATCAGGTCAGTCTTGTGGAACCCGCCCATGCAATCATTCAGATCTTTCAGGCCGGTGTTGATGCCAACAAGGCCATTGGACTCCATCGCCTCATCAATCATTCGAAGTCCAGCGGCCATGACACCTCGCATGTCGTGGTCAAAGTTTCGACCTACGGTGTTCAGGCTCATGAGTTGCTGGATGGCAGAGTCCACGGCTGATTCGTGATCGCCACTCTGGACTCCCGCCCGAAGCTCGGCGGCAATCTCAAGGGCTTGTTCTTGCGGAAGCCGGACCGGATTATTTTGGTGTATTGCTCAAAGCCTGTGCTGTAGGTGCCCTGCTCCATGAGTCGGGCGAGGTAAGGCAGGAACTCATTGCCTGGTGCTTTGCGCTCAAGCAGCTCACAGACGGTCACAATGTCCGCTACTTGACCGGAGTTTATGATTTCCTGTGTGGCTGAATAGATTTCCTGATGCTGCCAGCCTTCGAACTCATGCGATTCAAGATCACAGGACTGCATGCGGCTGTTGTTTCTCAGAAGTGCGTAGAGGACTCCTTGCTCCGCTTGCTGGCTCATGAGTCACCCCCGGTTCCAGTAGGGCGTTGAGGTGCGCGGTCTGGCCTGGGCATGGCTTCGCGATATGGGCGGTTGTGCTCGGAGGATGCTGGCACCGCCTGGATAGTCTCACGGCGCTGCTCGTTCCAACTGTTTGCCAACTTCATGCCGTTGCGCCAGGCGGCGGTCCAATCTTTGTTTGTTCTGCCCTTGGCGAGCATTGCGTCTTGCCAGCGGTCGGTAGCCTGCTCAAGATTGATTGCAAACTCTTGTTTCGAAAACCATGCTTTCATTGAATCGGTAACGGTGAAATCTTCTGGAAGGGTCGTCTCAGGGGCGCTCTTTTTTCCCTTATTTACATTCTTTACTTTATTAACCTTCTTATGTTGTGTGCCGTCCGCTGTATCGCCCGCTGTTCCGTCCGCTGTTCCGTCCGCTGTATCGTCAGTTGTATCGCCTGCTGTATCGTAACCCTGATATTTCTCGTAATTACAGATAGTTGTAAGCGTCGTGAGGTGTCCCGCCTTCTGTTCGATCATGTGTTCACTTTTTAGCGTTTTTAGGAAGCGAATCACCTTATTGCGTGACCACTTCCATCGGGCCGCCATAGTGACCGTTGACCACGCTAATTGACCACGCTCAACCTTGATGGCCGTGTTCCGAATGAAGATCGTTTTCTCTTTGAAGTTTGCAGCCAGAAGCAGGTCGATCCATGCCTGGCCAGCAGAGTAAGGATCCTTGTTCCACACTGGGTTATCGGTAATCCCCCGGTATAGTTTTATGTAACCGCTCATACCAACCCCCGCTCTTTCTCAATCTGAGCCACGTCAGCGGGTGTGCGAAGGCTATTGCGCGTGTGTATCAGGGTGCTGAGTTTGAGCCAGGCCCTGCCACACTCAGGCGTTAATACGCGGGCCTTATCAAACCTCCTGAGAGCGCGATTGATGCGCCATTGCAGAAATCCGATCTTTGCCCGCTTGGCTAATTCTTGAAGTCTTCGTGTGCTCATGGTCTAATACTCCAATCTGATTTGATTAACCCCGGAGCCCTGGCAGGCTTTGACCGGGGTTTTTTAATGCCTGAATAACTGACTCGTATCGTGAGTCCCTCGACACATCACCCAGGTTGTGAAAAGGAACCGCGAATCTTCTGCAGCGTGGTCACTTCGGGCTGTGCAACTGCTGATTCTCTGGCCAGGGTCCTAACCCGGTTGCATATAGCGCCCTCAGTCAGTTTCAGGCGCCTGCACTAATCCGCGTGCAGGGTGCGGTAATCTAATAAGTCCGAGCCATTCATTTTCGGTAATGTGTAGCCGTCAGTGACATACCGTCACGCACGGTCACTTATCGTTCTGTTCACTCCCAAATACCTTCCGCATAGCCTCGTATTGAGACTGTTTTGATTCGAGGTATTCGGTTATGAGATCTCCCGCCTTTTCAGAGCACGACGTTTCCTCAAGTTCAGCCATTGACCGGAACATGGATGCCGTTTCTGGGGATACGTGGGCGACTATTTGGGCAGTACGCTTGCCCATATCAGGCTGCCTTCTCTGTCTGTTGAGCTTTGAGCTTGCCTTTGGTCAGCGCCTCAATCTGCCACTGCCTTCCAGCAGGAATGCCAGATGCCTTCCACTGGGAAATGGCGGGGCGAGTGACCTTTAGAATTGCGGCCAGTTCGTTCGGTTTAACTTTAAAGTGTTCAAGAACTTGGTCCAGATTCACTGGGCACCTCCGATTGCGATATGGAGCAGTGTAGTATGCTTAATACAATGGCGCAATACCCCACATACATACTTAACGCCTATTCGCTTAATTTCCGAAGGATGGAGCTACACCAGAGAATTGCCCGCGCCATAGATGTGTCGGGCGTAAAAGGGAAAGATGCCGCCGCCGCTTGCGATGTAACGCCCTCGGCTGTGTCGCACGAAAAATCAATCTCAAGAAATAGAATTAAGTTTATTGAATATTTTCTTGACCTTTTAAGTTAAGTTTACTAAAGTTCGTGTTAAGCAAAACAACACGGAGTTAAGCAGCCATGAACAATCATTTTTACCGGGCACAGTCCCGACTCAAGAGCAGCAAAGCGTTGCGGTCTTTGGCGCAGAAAGCAGTCGCGCCGTTTTTTACAGAGTCCAGTACCGGCGATTCAAAGTTTTATGAGATCCCTGCATACCTTCGCGCAAATCTGAACAAGAGCGACCAACAAAACCTTCGCAGGGCTGCTGACTATGCAGAGCGTGTACGGGCTTACGTTAAGAAGATGGCAGCATGAGCTTAATAAAAGAGCTGGACATCAAAAGCATCAGGACAGATGGCGGAACTCAGCCAAGGGTTCGGCTTTATGAGGATACGGTAGCCGAGTATCGGGAGGCGATGGAGGCTGGCGCTAAGTTCCCGCCTGTAACGGTGTTCCATGACGGCTCAAATTACTGGCTTGCCGATGGTTTTCACAGGTTTCACGCATGTCTTCAGTCGGGCAGGAAAGAGATCCCGGCAAACGTTAATCAGGGGGCTCGCAGGGATGCAGTTTTGTATTCAGCCGGCGCTAATGGCGATCACGGATTGCGGCGCACAAATGAAGACAAGCGCAACGCTGTGATGGTGCTTCTGAATGACGAGGAGTGGGGTAAGTGGAGTGACAGGGAGATTGCCAGGAAGTGCGTAGTGCATAACAGCTCTGTAAGCCGCATACGAAAAGACTCACTGTCTACAGGCGACAGTGAAAACAGAACATACACCACTAGACACGGCACAGAAGCCACGATGAATACCGGCAACATCGGCAAGCATGAAGAGGCGCCAGCGCAGGCAGAGCCAGAGCATAAGGAGCCAGAGGAAAGACAAGGCCAGCCACAAAGCCGAGGGGTTGGAGTGCGGCTAGCACATGAAGCAATCTCAGTTCTAAAGCGCATCCCGCTTAATGACGGGTTAAGACAGGATGCTTTCAGCATTATTCAAGACTGGATCGAAACCAACAGGGGTAACTGAAATGATTAAAACTACGACCGAATATAGCCTTTTTTCCATGATGGATCAAAACCGCGATGTTGAACTGAACAATCGGAAGGTTAGGAACCTCTCCAAGTCCATGCAGCAATACGGCTGGCTTAATGCTTTTTCCTGCAATGGTAAGGATGTCTGGCGGCAAGCTAATAATAATTGACGGACAGCATCGTGTGGCTGTCGCTAGGGAGTATGGACTGCCAATCAAGTACGTCATTGAAGATAAAGACATAGACGTTGCGCAGCTTAACGACACCTCGCATTCGTGGACGGTTGAGGATTTTGTAAAAAGATATGCAAAGGAGGGACTTGCAGATTATGTGTCTTTGATCGCATTTAGTGACCATTACAACATTCCAGTAACCATGGCTTCTGGCATTTTAAGCAACACATCCAGCCCTGGAAACGTCCTTCATCGCATAAAAAACGGAACATTCAAAATTATCAGTCGGCCAATGGCTACAGGTATCGCAGAGTGTCACGCGAGACTTTCCAGCATAAACCCCGTGTTCAGAAAAATGAACTCCTTGAAGGTCTTGTTTGCCTGTTTTCAAGTCTCTTATTTTGAGCCGGAAAGGCTTATCTCTGGCGCAGAAAAAAGTCCGGCGAAATAAAATCTATAACAAAG